ACTTCGAGGGCGCGATCGTTTTTTTTATTTGGGGAAAAATAACGGCTTCCTGTTTTTTGGAGTGGGCTCGGCATGTCAAAAAAAGTCAAAACCCAGGTTGCTTTGGCGGAGATCTTAGGCGTCTCCCCCCGACAGGTCGGGACGTGGCGCCGAAATGGCTGGCTGGTCTTCGACGGAAATGACTGGATCGACGTCACGGCGACCGCCAGCATGGTGTACCAGAGCCGGGAGTCGTCAGGAGCGGGGGCCAGGATTGGCGAGGCGGATCCAGTCGGCGAATGGCTGAAGAAAAACCAAGCGACCACCGCCGATGATATTGGCGATTACCAAGCAGCCAGGACCCGGCGCGAGATAGCCCAGGCCGACAGAGCGGAATTGCAGGCGGCCCAGCTCAGAGGAGAGTTGGTGCCCCTGGTGGACGTGGAGATTCTATACACGCAAAAAATGACAGAGGTTAAAGCCGCGATAATGGGTATTCCTGCCAAAGCAGCAAAATTATTACTAAATTTAGACGACGTTCACGAGATCCGGCGGATTTTGTCTAGGGAAATAATGCTAGCTCTGCAGGGGGTATCTGATGAGCCACCCAGGATTTGATGAACAGATCGAGCAGGTCAGAGCCGCCCTAGCCGGCGTATTCGTCCCCCCGGATCCCAGGATGCCGTCGGAGATAGCCTCGGAGCACCTGTATCTAGATTCCCGATATTCAGCCGTCCCAGGGTTGGTTGATTTCCGCTCCCATCCGTTTTTGGTGGAGCCCCTAGACTGCCTGCACCCCGATGATCCGACGTCGATAATCGTTGTTCAAGGGCCTGTGCAGTCCGGCAAGACTATCATCCTGCAGTCGGCGTTGACGTACATCATGACGACCCAGCCAGGGCCGGTGCTATACGTCACCGACACCGGCGAGAAAGCCGAGGCATTTGCCAAGACCCGGTTTGACACGATGATAAATAATTCGCCCATATTGGCGCTATTAACGGGCAAGGACGCCGCTGGAAGTAAATATAATACCGTGAATCATAAGGCTTTTAAAGGCGGCGAAATCGCCATTGTAGGTGCCCAGTCGGCATCTAAGCTAACATCGACCACCTACCGATATGGCCTAGTCGACGAGGTCGACGACCACCGGGCGGACCTGTCAGGGGCCGGGTCGTCGATATCGCTGGTTAGGGCAAGGTTAACGACCTACGAGGGCCAAAATAAAATGTTCCTGGTGTCGTCGCCCAAGGTCCAGGACCAGTCCGACATAGTGACATGGCGGGAACGTGGCGATGACTGCCGATTCGTAGTCCCCTGCCCGTTTTGCGGAGAACTCCAAGCGCTGGTGTTCCGAGAGCAGCTCGAGGGCGGAAATCACGCTTTTCGCCTAATCTGGGACCCTGGTGATCCGTCGTCGGTCCGGTATGTGTGTCGGTACTGCGAGCGGGAGATCGAGGAAAATCACAAGACCACGATGCTACCGAGTGGAGCATGGAGAGCTACAAAAAGCGCCAATTTTAAAGGGGTTAGGTCGTTTTGGTACAATTCGCTGTACATGCCCCTAGGATCCCTATCCTGGGCGTCCTTGGTCGTGCAGTGGGAGGGGGCGGTTGCCGCGGCCAGGTCCGGGGACCAAAAAGAGCTAAAAACGTTCATAAACACACGGTTAGCGGAACCCTATCGGGAGATAGGCGAGATGCTGGATACTCATGCCCTGGCGCAAAGGGTGGAACCGTCCTGGGGACCCTATATCCCCGACGGCGTCAAGGTCGTCGTGATGGGGGTTGACGTCCAGGAGGACCGCCTCGAGGCAATGACCCTGGGCATCGGCGCCGGGTGGGAAACCTGGATCCTGGGCTATGACGTGATTTTATCGGATCCCAGGATGTCAGATGCGTGGAAGCAACTGCTGGCCCTGCATCGAAAGATCTGGGTAACGGAGTCTGGAAGGGAACTCAGGTCAGCGACCACCTGCGTCGACGCCGGGTTCCTCATGCAGCAGGTCCTAATTTTCGCTAAAACGTACTCCAGGGAAAGAATTCTTGGCATTAGGGGGATGGCCAGGACAGGACCTATTTTCCCCAAAAAAGTGTCGAAAACGAAGAAAAAACGAGGCGAGGCGCCGCTTTCGTTTTATGTGGTCGCCACTACATCGGCGAAAAATGAAATATTTTCAAACCTTAGGGTTCATTCCCCAGGACCTCTATACGTCCACATCCCGGAGCATATCGTCGACGAGCACCCAACGTTTTTGCACCAGCTAACATCGGAGGAGCGAGTCCGCGATAAAAAGGGCAAGATCTCATGGCAAAAACGGTCCCCATCAGCCCGAAATGAGGCCCTAGATACGTTCGTTTATTGCCTGGCGGCTGGGTACTCGATAGTAGCCGAAGGCGTCGATTTCAAAGAAATGCTGCCCGAAAAAGTCCCTGAAAAAAAGAGCTTGACACCGGCCCCAAAAACTATCAGAATCTCTAGAGCACCTGCTAGGCAGGCGCCTAGACCTGCCCCATCTAGGGGCGACAGGTACGGAGGCGGACATCGATGGTAGACCACGAAAAAGCCTATACATTACAGGACCTTAGAATACTGGAGTCCGCTTTGGCACAAGGTGTTACATCGGTCCGGGATTCCTTTGGGAATTCAATCACTTATCGGTCGTTTGAAGATATGCGTAAGGCCATCAGTTATCTGAAAGCGCGATTGTATCCAAAAAGCCGGAAAAATCACGGTGTTATTCGATTTAGGTGAGGCATGGGGCGATTCAAGCGCGCCTGGGCGGCGCTGACATCTAAGCCGCAATCGGGCCCTAGGGCGAGTACCCGGAGCTACTCCGGAGCTAAGCTCGACAGGGCGGATCGCTGGTGGGGATCCAGATCTGGCCCAGTATCTGAGGTCGCAAGAGATCTGGAGATGCTGCGGGCCCGGTCACGGGACAGGGCGCAAAATGATCCCCACGGTTCAAAATTGGTTAATGCCCTGGTGGATTCCATCGTTTTGACCGGTATTCGTCCTACCGTTGATACGGACACCGAAAAAGCTAATAAAATTTACGATTTGTGGCAACAATGGGGTAAACGCCCGGCGGTTGGGCTTGGACTGGATATATACGGGATCCAACGGCTGATGTGCCGAGCGTGGATAGTATCCGGGGAAGCGTTCGCGCAGTTGATTACTGTGTCGAACGGCAAAATTCCCCTAAAAATCAAGCTGTTTGAGCCCGAGCACGTGCCGTTGAACACTATCGAGCGGCCAGATTTGGCAAGCGGAATCGAATTTAATCCGGCCGGCGAAAAAATAGCCTATCACATCCTAGACCACCATCCCGGGGACACCCTACAGGCGCCAGGCAAGCTAATCCGCGTGCCTGCGGAGCAGATAATTCACTGCTTTACGGCGGATCGCCCAGGGCAGATCCGAGGCGTCCCCATCATGGCCCCGGTCCTGATGGCGCTGTGGGATCTTGAAGGCTACATGGAGGCTATCCGAGTAGCTACTAGGGCGGCGGCGACACTTGTTATGGCCGTCGAGGGCGGAGATTCCCCGGAGCCACCGGCATTTTTACCCGACGGGCTGGCCCTGGACGGTGCAGAGGACGGTCTCAAGCTGGTGACCGATTCCTATGGATCGCCCATAGAGCGCCTAGGTCCTGGGATGATCGCTTATTTGCCCGACGGCAAGACCGTCAAATACACAAATCCACAACCACCGGGAAATATTAAAGAATTTTTGGCGGTGTCCCATCGGGAAATTGCCGCCGGCGTGGGCCTTTCGTACCATGTCCTGACCGGCGATATGTCCGATGCCAGCTTTGCCCAAGCGAAGCTGGGGCTAATCGAGCAAGATAAGCATATAAGGGCCATGCGCGAGTCCGTTTTTGTGCCGTTGGTGTTGGATCCGCTATGGGATGCATTTATCCGGGCGTGCGTAGTGTCGGGGCAGTTACCCCCTGGAGACTACCCAGTTAGATGGTCCGCCCCTAGGTCGCAGTCGGCAGACCGGCTGACCGAGGTCAAAGCGTCGTTGCTTGAGATGCGCGCGGGGTTAAGGTCCAGGTCGGAGATCATCGAATCCGAGGGCAGAGATCCCGACGAAGTGAACCGCGATATCGCGCTGGATGCTCAAAAACGTAAGGATCTAGGCATAGTATCCGATGGCGACCCGAGCCAGGTATCGCTGTCTGGGACGCTGCAGGCAGTCATGGAGGCCGAATAATGAGCGAAAACGAAAAACCGAACGAATCTTTTGCTCGCAAGCTGGACTTATCCCCGAGCACGCTCGACGCCGAAAATTGGACCGTCGAGATGTCCCTGGGCACGGGTGTTGCAGTGGGCCGGACCGCCCGAAATGGGGCGGAATATCTTGAAGTCCTGTCCATGGAGCCCGAAGCCGTACGGACCGAGCGACTAGATCGAACGGGGCTGCTAATGATGGATCATGGCTGGAGCGTCAGAGACGCCATCGGCCGGGTGGTCCCTGGATCAGTCCGTGTAAAAAGCGGCCAATTGCTTGCAAAAGTACGACTTTTCGAGCAAAATAAAGTTGCCCAGGGCGTCGCAAGGGGCGATTACCCTGGCGTTTCGATGGGTTATTTCGTTTACGACTACATATCAAGTCTAGACGAAAATGGCCAAGAAATCCGGACGGTTACCGATTGGGAACCGTTTGAGGTATCGGTAGTGTATGCGCCTGCGGACGTCACCGCAGGGTTTAGATCTCTACACGTAACAGGAGTAGAAAACATGGAGAAAACCGAAGCGACCACTGCAGGCGTCAATGTCCCTACGGAGTCAGTTGACGTCGAGCAGGTCAAGAGGGACGCCATTCAAGGGGACTTGGATCGGCAACGACAGGTTAGGGAGATCGCGAATGCGGCAGGTATGCCGGCCGAGGTGGTAGACGAAATGTCCACCGATGCATCTGTCACTGTCGATGTGGCACGAAAACGGGCGCTTGAGCACATGATCCAAGCGTCCAAGGCGGCCGAAATCAACGCCAATAATGCCATCATTTCGCGGGGTTCGGAGTCTTGGGAGACCGAAACCCGAAAGGTCCTGAACGCCGCCCTAAACGGGCGACCAGTCCGGCGAGATTCAATCATGCGTCAGATCCATGCGCAGATGAAAAGCGCTGGCATCCAGACCCTGGGCGTTGACGACAGGGACCTGGTCCGGGCGGCCTTTGGCCGGTCAACCCTGGGGACCCTGACCACTTCTGATTTTTCGGTCATTTTTGCCGGAATCCTGGGGGCCCGACTTCAAGCCGACGCAGAAGCCGATGAGACTTATAACTGGTGGAAAGACCTGGGGAATCAGGTCAATTTTTCAACCACCCACACTAGACCAGTAGCATCTGTCAGTCTCCTAGGCGAGCTGGCGGAAGTAACCGAGGCTGCGCCGTACAAGGCCTTGACTGCCGAGGATTCAGCCGAGTTCGTGACGCCGAAGAAATACGGCGGGCTATTGGTCATTACTGAAGAAATGCTAATCAACGACGAGTTAGCCGCTGTGCCTGCTATGCTGCGACAATTGGGCGACACTATTGGTCGCACCAGGGCATCGGCAGCCCTACGGGCATTCCGTGGCCAGATGGCTGACGGTGTTGATGTATTTGCCGACGCGCACAATAACCTAGTAGATCCGGGCGCTAACATCACCGCCGCCGTTTTAAACAGCATGGATAGCATGCTGAAAGCGCAGACGTCCAGATCGGGCGTGATAGTGGGGCGTCCGGGGACCATCGCCCTGTGCGGTATCAGTGCATACGAGAGGATCCGTCAGATTTATACTCCTGTCACGGCGTATCTGGATCCCAAGAATATCGCAATCGTCAACCTGTACGGGCAGAATGCTATCAGATACGTGCCTGGACTGGACGACGAGGAAGTGATTCTATGCACCGGCAAAGCTATGGGGCTTGAATATGGCTGGCTGGATCGCGATGGCGGGGCAGTTATCGAGCGCTACCCCGAATTTGTCAACGATACATTGAGTTTCAAAGTTCGC